TTAGTGTGGGCGATATATTTGAATGATGATTATGAAGCTGGTGAGACTGAGTTTTTGATGCAAAAACGTCGGGTTAAACCTCCTGCAGGAACTGTTGTAGTTTGGCCAGCTGGTTTTACGCATCCCCACAGAGGAAATACAGTATTAAAAGGCAATAAATATATCTTGACTGGTTGGTACTATCACAACGCATAAAATGGCAAGAGATTTTGGAAAAGCAGCATTAGTTATTAACAATATTCAGAAGGTGATTGGTACGTACCACGCTCCTTTTGGAACTACTCTCTTCTTTGATATTGGCGAAGAATATAATACATTAGTGGCACCTCTTTTGGTTGGCATTTGGGATGTTCCTGGTGTTGATCAATTTGAGATGATGTACTATTGGTTATCTTCAGATGATGGGGACGGAATTATCTCACCATCTTTTTATATCACAGAGAACACAGAGTGTTCTGGAGAGATTCCTAGTAACTATAATAAAACGCCTCTGAATGGTGGTCCTAGTACGGCAGAAGCAGATAAGATTTACAATGCTCTTAGGACTAGACTAGAAGAACTTACGGCAGAGCATATTGCAGCTGAGGCGGCAGTTGTAGAAGAACAATTTGATGCTCACAGATACCTTACCGAAGGTGTTCCTGAGAATATGAAAACATTGAAGCACGCGAGACACACTCGTCTACTTGATTGTGATTGGACCCAGATGGCTGATTCTCCTCTTACTGATGAGAAAAAAGCTGAATGGGCAGCATATCGTACATTACTTAGAGATCTTCCTGCTGCTCAAACAGATGATCCCTACGATCCTGAAAACTTTACTGGTTGGCCTACTAAACCCTCTTAATTATGTTTTATCGTTATGAACTTTTGAATTCCGTCCAAGTCGGGCATATATTAAATCTTTGTGATGCTGGTACCTGGGAGGATGGTAAAGAATCTGGCAGTAGCGATAAACGAGTAAAGAATAATTTCCAAATAGACAAACAGTCTGCATATGCGTGCTGGAGTATATTGGAAGGTTCTATGGATAATTGTGATGTTGTACGCGACTCAATGCTGAGCTGTGCTTATACGTTACCACATTTTTGTAAGTATGGTGTAGGATGCCATTATGATTGGCATACCGATCACGCACATATGGGTTCTAATCAAGATTTACGATCTGATGTTAGTACCACAGTTTTTTTAAATGAAGACTATGAAGGTGGGGAATTGGAGATTAAACTTGGCACTGAACTGATTAGTGTTAAGTTACCAGCAGGGTGGGCATTTAGTTACCCTACTGGAATACCACATAGAGTTAAACCTGTAACTGCTGGTGAAAGGAAAGTAGCAGTGCTTTGGGCTCAGTCTAGACTCAAAGATCCTATGGATCGTCTGGCATTTGCAAGAATGCAAGAATGTATTACTAATACAGAATACAGTCCAGATTCTCCTGAATGGGAAATGGTTAGAATCATAGACGAACAGAAAATGCATTTACTACGAACTAAAGGCGATCTGAGATCATAAATAACTTTCAGGGAAAGTACTGTATTCAATTCGTGCAATGAGCAATAGAATTATTGCGAGAATTTCTAAGGAAAATCAAGCCAGCGCTGTCATCGAAAGAGCGAAACAGCGTTTTACATCACTTCAGAACACCGAAGATCTGAGTCGTCTTAAGACTTTATTCTTAGATTTCGACGTAAAAGACGATAACTTTGTACAAATATTAAAGGGAGATGAATTCCCTGAGGTTATTGGAGCTGTTTGGGATAGAGAAATTTACCTAACGGGGGTAGAAACTGATGATTCACAGACATATGGATTAGAAGAAGTTGATGTGCAAGGTGGTTCTTTTGATAGAAGAGCAATTGCAGAGTCTTTATCAACTGACAACGAAGACATTGATGCGCTAGCACGTCAAATTAAACCTAGCGATTACGGCAACGTTATTCCTTATAACGTTGGTTCTGGTACTCAGTATTCAATCGCTGCTACTGTTGTTAATACTACTAGTGGTCCTAAGTTATACATCAACGGATCACAAGCTCCTGACCTGACATATGTTTTTCCTGGACACGAATTAGTTATTGATGTTTCTGATAACTCTAACTTTGGTTATACTTTAGCTTTCTCTGAGACTCCTGATGGTACTCATAATGGCGGTACTAACTATGTGGTTGGTGTCTCCAGAACTGCTACTCCTGGTACCACTGGTGCTGAAGTAACACTAACTGTTTCGCAGACAACTCCGCAGCAGCTTTATCTTTATGCTAACGAAACCTCAAGAGTTGGTTTGCGTGGCGGTGGATTCTTAAATGCTACCGATCATTGTAAAGTCGCAATCTTTAGTAAGTGGTATCTTGCACGTATCACTCAGCAACAAAATTCACTGAATTATGGTCTGTACTCTTACACCGAGCACGGTGAGGGTGTTGACTGTTATGTTATTGATACTGGTATTCGTGGTGCATCACGTCCTACTAACGTTACTGGTGCTAACTTGCACCCTGAACTATTCCACCCTGATTATGCTGATGACTACAATACTGCTATTAATCAGGCTGAATATCGTGTCTATGAAGTTCCTGGATACAATTCAGGATACACTGTAAATGGTGAGGCAAACTCTAACGAAGATGACAATGGTCACGGTAGTCAATGTGCCATTCTAATTGGTGGTCTGGAGCACGGTGTTGCACGTAAGACTAGATTCTATGCACTGAAATGTCAGAACAGCGCTGGTAGTGGTCTATTGTCCACATATGTGTTTGCTCTACTAGCAATCATCAATCATAACGATCCTGCTCATCCTAACTATAAAGGAAGTACTAGACCAGCTATTATCAATGCTTCTCTGGGTGTTGGTACTATTCCGTCTGAAGTCTATCGTTACGTTCCTCAGAACGAACCTGGATTCGATAGTGGTTCATATGAAGCAGACACTGCTATGGACGACTATGAAAATCTTTGTGTAGAAAACGGAATCGTATTCGTTCGCTCTGCTGGTAACGGTTACGGTTATAACTTTAAGTACGGTGGATTCCAAGCTAAGTTTAATCCTGGTCCTCGTACTGCTGGTCCTCAGGACTACAGATATAATATGGAGGGTATTAGCGACAAGATTTCTGTCGGTGCTACGGCATATAATAATACATTCTCAGGATTCTCAAACTATGGTACTGGTGTTACCACCAGTGGTCCTGGAGAATCAATTTACTGCCCTCAGTATTATTGGAACACCAACAGTTCTTACAGCTCTGTTGGTTCCATTTATTATGCTTATATTCGTGGTACTTCATTCTCTGGTCCTCTGACTGCTGGCGTTATCGCGCAGTATTTGGGCAAGAAAGGATATGAGAACAGAGCAACATATGAAGGCAAATCTGTTCCTAAACTTGCTAAAGAGTGGATTCGTAGAGAAATTGATTGGGATTACGAGAGAACGCAATCCGCTGTTGGTGAAGAATATGGTGGTGGTAGTGTAAACGTTTATCCTACTAATGACATCGATGAGATTACTCTCGATGGCATCAATACTTACATTGCTGTTGGTGCTGGCACCAATGAAATGTCTATCACATTGGGTAGTGAATTCTCTAGATTCGATGCTACTGTTGGTGATAAGATGCAGTTCCGTATCCCTGAGGCAGTTCCTTCAGTGGATATCATCACTGACGTTTGGGTTAGTAGTGATGGATCACCGACAGCAGCATATTATCAAGCTGGCGGATTGTTGAATCTTGTCACTGATAACGATCCTGCTCCTGGTCTTGCTGGTGTATTCCCTTCTGGTGGTACTACTGGTTATGTTTCTACCTTGTCTATCCAGAATCAAGGTTCTGGTTATACTATTGTCCCATCTGTTGCATTTACTGGTGGTGGCGGTACTGGTGCAACTGCAACCGCAGACATCACACTGACTGGTGGTAATATTACAAGCATCAACGTTGATCAAAGTGGTGCTGGATATACCGAAGCTCCTACTGTTGATATCGCTGGTGATGGTACTGGCGCAACTGCAACAGCTGTTATCTCTCTAACTGGTGGTGGTATTGATTCTGTTACGGTTACTAATGGTGGTTCTGGTTATAATCCTCTAAACCTTCCTGCAGTTACATTTACTGGTGGTGGTGGATCTGGTGCTACTGCTGTAGCTGTCATTACTGATGGTATCGTTAGTGCGGTTAATATTTCTAATCCTGGATCAGGATATTCTGAGGCACCTACTGTTGGCATTGCAATCTCTGCTGCAGCTAATCAAGGTAACACTATCCACGCTCCTGATAGTTCTTTCGTGTCTGGCGGTGGTTCTACTACCTCTTCGTCACTGAATCAGACTACAAGATTGCTAACGGTTATTGCAGATAACCTGCCTCAACCTGCATTGTATGGAGCTTTCCCAAATAGCAATAACTCCAATACTATTACAGGTCAGTCTTACAACCATACCTGGGTTTATCGTGGTGGTAGAAATATTTCCGATGAATCTCCTACATCTACTTTAGCTCAACCTTCTATTGGTATGGCGCTGAATGGTGTACAACTGCGTCATCTTTCGCACGGTTTGAATGTTGATTTGCCTGATGGTACTGGTTGTCCTGATGGATATACCTTCAACAAAATTTTCAACTCTACTGCATTTGGCGCTGATAATGGTAGCGGTGTTGTAGATGGTTCTGGTATGTATCACTACATTACAGGTAATTTCTTAGTTAATACTTGGAAAGGTTCTTCTACAACCTATACTGTAACCATTAATGATCCTGGTGGTGGTAACAAGTACTACCTTAACAATGGTCTGACACCTAATATCATTCTCACTGAAGGTAATACTTATTACTTTGATCAGAGTGATGTAAGTAACGCTGGTTATCCTTTCAGAATCTCTGAAACTCAGGATGGTGTGCATACTCAAGGCGGTGTTGCATACGAGATTGGATATCGTTATCAAGGTACACCTGGTGACGGTGTATCTGGTACAGGTTTATATCTTCAAGTTCAACCTGACACCCCTAATCTCTACTACTACTGCTCATTGTATTCTGGATACGGCAATGCTGCATCTGTGACTACAACTACAAACACTGCAGCTCTTCCTTCGCATACAACTGCAGATATTATTAATGCAACTCATCACTCTCCTGTGATTGGTTATGCATACGATGGTTATCCAATCTACGGTCCTATTGGTTATTCAAGTCCTGGTTCACCCACCACACTTTCAAGAATGCAAAGTTCTTGGGGTGTTAAGGGAGAGCGTGATGGGACACAATATAGTGGATCTACGTACACCTGGGGTGTTACTGCTGATGATAGCTTAGACTTTGATTTTACTGGAGAAGCAATTGGTAGTGATATTGCAATCGCTGCTAACATTGGCGACAACCTTGTGTTCAACGTCAATGCTTCTTATACTACTGGTGGTGGCGGTGGTAGTACACCTGCAACTTATAACTTAGTTGTTACTGCAAGTGGTTTTAGCGATTACACTGTCTCTGGTTCTGATAGAACTGGCAACGTTAGTGGATCTGATCCTAGTCTGACATTCTATGAAGGTGATACTATTAACTTCACGGTGTCTGCATCTGGTCACCCATTCTATCTAAAAACTGCAGCTGGTACTGGTACTGGCAATCAAATCTCTGGTGTTAGTAATCAAGGTACTCAGTCTGGTACTGTCGCTTGGACTCCAGGTATTGGTTCTGCTGGTACTTACTATTATCAGTGTGAGTATCACGGCGGTATGGTCGGTACTATCACTATCCAGTCTGCTGGTGGTGGCGGTGGAACTACAATTACTCATCCTTTCTGGATTCAGAAAGTTCCTGCACCTTATAACCCTGCACAAGTTGTTGCTGGTGTTGTTAACAATGGTAGCTACAATGCTACGTTGTTGTGGAGTACTACAACTACAGCCCCTGGAACTTATTATTACGTCTGCGAAAATCATCAGGCAATGACAGGTACGATTACTCTGACTGAACCAGTTGGTTATGCTCCGTCTACTACGGCATATCCGATGGGTTCATTTGTGGAAGACTATCAGTACCTTGGTGGTGGCAACTTAGATCGTTGCAATGGTCGCTACTGTGTCACTCCTGAATTCCCTGGCGGCACATATGCATACTTCACTACATTCGATGCTTCTGCTAATCCTGCATTCCCATATATTCTAGGAGATAGGTACTACGGCGAACCAGTCACTGAAGCTGACACTGCACCGCAAAACCCAATCTTTGAGCAACCTGCATCTTCTGTGTGTACGATTGGTACACAAATTGGTGTAGTTGATACTATTAATGTAACTGATCAAGGTGTTGGTTATACTTACGCTAACATCACATTTAGTGGTGGCGGCGGTGTTGGTACAGTAGCATCTCCTAATATCTCAGTGCTAGATGGTTATGTTTCTGGTCTTAACTTGATTGAACAGGGTTCTGGATACACAACTTCTCCTACTGTTACTATTAATCCTCCAAACGTTAGTGGTGGTGTGCAAGCAACATCTGTTGCACAGATTGCTATTACTGCAGGTAACCCAAATAGTATTGATAAGCAATCCTTTAACCAGAACTTTAACTGGAGAGGTGGTACTAACTATGCATCTGCCAGCTTGGTAGAGATGAAGCCTTTACGCAGTGTAAATGCTTTCGGTATTACTACTACTGGTACATTCCTGTATCACTATTCCTTCGAGAATGGTCCTACTCCTGGTTGGACATACAATACAGTTACTAATGGTAACCTCGTGGGTGAAGACTCTTATGGTGGTTATCCAAGTGCTGCTAACGTTTATGGTTATAACTCAAGCAAACTGTTGAGTGCATACGGCACCGTTGCTGTTTCTGGTTCTAACTATCTGTCTCAATCTTACTACGATCTAGGATATCGTACTGTTAACTATATTATTACCACTGATACTAAGTCAGCATCAGCTCCTTACTACAATCAAGGTAGTCTTAATAACTATGTACTCCGTGGTGATACGTACACCGTTAACGTTGAAGCTCCACAACTGGACTTCACTAGAGGTAACACTTACATCTTTGATCTAAGTGATTCTTCTAATGATAATCACCCGATGTACTTCTCCACCACTGATGATGGTATTCATAATGGTGGTGTTCGTTATAGCGATGGTGTTACTTACAGATTGGATGGTGCTGCAGTTGATGCTGTTACTTTCAGCAATAGTTTCAATAGTGCTACTACTCGTACGGTTACAATCGTTGTTCCTCAAAACTCTCCTGCATTGCTGTATTATGTCTGTGTGAATCATCCACGTATGGGTAATCAATCTGTCGTGAACAGCAATGTTCAGGGTGATTACAAGCGTCATACTAACGGTCACTCCAAGATTCTTGGTATGACATTTGACGGTTATCCAATCTATGGTCCTTACGGTTATTCTGATCGTGATGACAATAGCAGTGCGGTTATTCGTATGAAGCCTGCATATCTGCCGAAACTAGAGAATAGAGTTCCTGATATGTTTGGATCACGTCCAGACAAAACAACCTATCCTATTGGATCTTTTAACGAAGACTTTGAATTCCAAGGTGGTAGCGAAGAAGATAATATTACTGACATTACTTACAATGTTCAAGCTGCAGCTGCTACTGTTAGTGGTAGTGGTGGTCGCTATTATATCTCTGGTGGAACATTAAGTGGTTCTGCTGAGAAACCATCATTTAACTTTAAGAAAGGTAGAAAGTATACCTTTAACCTTTCTGATAGTTCAAATACCAGCCATATGATGCTGCTATCAACTAATGGTGATGCTCAAGCACAAGGTTGGCACGTTGCAGGATCGTCTCCTGGTGATGTTAACGCTGTTTATACAATCGGTGTTGTGTACAAGTTGGAAGATGTTGTAGTAACATATTCTGAATATGTCGCAGGATTTGACACTGCTACTTTGAGAAGCATTGAGTATACTCCTGCATCAAATGCTCCCCACGTGTTGTACTACTTCTGCTACAATCACTCTAATATGGGTGAGCGTATTATCATCGGTGACGTTGATAGCAGAAATGGTCGCTACTGTGTGACACCTGACTATCCGAATGGAACCTATGCTTACTTCATCACTGAAGATCAGAATGGAGCTCCTGCATATCCTTACATAATGGGTGACTACTTCTACTCAGATCCTGTCTATCCTGGTGGTAATGCTGTAGAAGGATCCTCCTATGTCTATGACATTGGTGGTGTGCAATTCAACGTGCTTCAGAGATACTGGCAAACCATTACTGATGTTGATACTGCTAACAGCAGAATTACAATTGAACCTGATGCTGCTCAGTTTACTGGTGTTCAGTCTGAAACTGGTGGCAATCTGATCAAGATTGCTAATTTGAACGGTACTCATCAACGTGCTGATGGTATCCAACGCTGGATGGATGAAAATCCTGTTGGCAACAAACTATATTTCCAGACTGAAGCTCAAGAAGATGCTGGAAATGGTGAAGGTGATGAGATCGTTTACCTTCCTACAGATAAGGGTGTTGATGGCGGTTATGTTCGCGGTCTGTTCTCTCCTTATATCAACCTGTTGACCACGTGGTACACACCTGCAGGTGCTTTGGGTACATTTAACATCGGTGATGTTATCAACCTTCAGCTTGGTGTTTCTTTCTTAAGAACATATGCTGCAGAGACAATTCTCGATAGAGATTATTCACTGACTGGTGATTCTATTGTTGGTACTGGTCTTGCATTCGATACCGAAACTGGTGTCTTGAGTGGTACGTTGATCAACAACACAACCCTTGACTTGACACTGACTGTAGAAGAAAATATTTCTGGTCAGACTCAAGAGTATACTATTCAGCTTACTAACACTACTGTTACAGTACAGAATGTTGCGCTGAAGACTGGTGGTGCTTCGAGAACAATTGATTACTTGACTGTCACTAAGAAAGACGGACAACCTAATGATGATCTTATCTGGGAAGAGAATAAGTGGTATTCACGTCCTCTGAGCTATAAGTCATTCAGTGTTCTTGCATATCAAACTGGTTATGAAAATACTCAATTTGATTATCTTCCTCAGTGGCAAATTTGGGGAGATAAAGGTGCAGGTTTCATATGGCATAACATTAACGAGTATTCTACTGGTCCTGTTGCTGCTGGTCAATCTTGTCAGATTGAAGAAGGCGATTGGTTCGAGAATAATTTGGCAGCGAGAGATCAATTCTACTCTTACAATGAGACTTTTGAAGATGTCACAGGACACGAAATTGCAATCTCTTTCCTCATTGTTAACAAATGGTGGAATTATGATCAAGATTTCTTCCGCCTCAAGATGCGTTATCGCTTGACATTCAATCTAGTTGCTACTGGTAATGACTATGCTACTGTCATTAACGAGTCTGGTTCTACTGTGTTTGAAGTACCCAAAGGTGCTACGTATCGCTTTGATATTAGCGATGCTTCCTGGGTTGGTAAGAACCTAGAACTGAGAGAATCTGCTACTGGTAGTGCATACATTGGCACTAACGTTAGACGTTACGGTACTCCTGGCACACCAGGTGCTTGGGTCGATCTTATCGTTGATGAAGCTCAAGCTGGTTCTGTCTTCTACTTCGGTCAGGCAGGTGGTACTACATTTGCTACACAGCACCTTGATTTCACCAGCGTATTCAATGCATTGCTTTCCAATACGTTACAGCTTGGTCTTACTAATATCCCTGCAGTTCCTGCACAACCTCTGCTGACAATGGAATCTGGCGCTACATCAATCACTTCGAGTTCTTACTCTGTTGTGACTGAGTATGGTGCTTTAACACACTTCCCTAACACGTTACCGTATCAGTCTAGTAACAAATCCCCTAAGGATGGTCGTTACCCAGTGAATCTTGTTTGTACTGACCAAAACATCGAGTTCAACTGGTACAGAAAGCTTTATAGTTATGATACTTCTACTGGCGTTAAGTCCTATAACTGGGACACTGTTGCTAACACCAGTTCTACTTATGTTCCTCTCAAGTCACCACATTATAGATCCAGGAGAGATTACGGTAACAATACTACTGCATATCATTCTTCTTGTGTTCTCGATGGTGCTAGCATCTACGAAACGAACTACGTTTCATTCGATGAAGACTTCCCACTTCGTGTGAACTATGGTGGTCCTCAGATTGAAATTCCTGTTCAATCTTCTTCACAGCTACAGCCTCCGTTGGCAAACGATGGTACTGTGCTTCGTGTTACTGACCTTCCTTGTAAGGGCATCCCAAGTGGTGTAAATGACCCGTATGCTTATCAAGTTGTGGTTGGTAATGGCGATGCA